GATCGCAACGAAGCGCACACGCTGGGCGTTGTGGGCCTTTGGCTGGTCGGTGGCAGCCGCAACAGCTTCACCGCAATCGAGCGCGAAGGCTGGATCGGTTTCAACATTTGGAATTGCTGCGGCGAAACCGAAATCGCGATCCGCGCCTGATCACCGGGGCGCCTCTTTGGGGGCGCCACCACATCACCAACAGGAGAAAATGACGATGGCAGAATTCAGAACAGTCGCAGCGGCCAGAAAGGCCGGATGGAATGTCAAGCAAGAGCCGCAAGGCTGGGTCTATGGCGAACTGACGATCGACGGTTGGGTTTGGTCCGAAATTGGCCACCGCACCCGGGGCGCGGCACTGAAAGCCGCCGAAATCATCCACAACAACAGGAGAAAATGACAATGGCAGAATTCAACGCTTGCCCGGTAGGGTATCAACTAGCCGCATCAATCGCCCGCATTCGTGGCGATCTGGGGGCGGCCCTTCGCTTCGAAAATTCCGGGGCGGCGAAATGCCTTGGCCACAACCGGGCGGATCGTCACCGTGAACGATCTGCAGCCGATCGGGCCGAATATGAACGCCGGACGAAACGCCCCTATGATGGCCCGCACATGGCGACCGATGCCGATCGCTTGCTGTATGCCGGCATGTCCTATTTCCACACCACACGCGCCGATCAGGAGGGTTGAATCAATGACTGACATTCTATTCGTGAAGACTTTCAGGGATTGCCCCTATAACCACAAGCGCCGTGAAGCTGGCGCCCGGACCGGTTTCATCTATGACTATGAAATCCACGACAACGGGCAGCATGTCGCCACCTTTTCGAAGTGGGGCAGCGATTGCCGGAAATATGCCCTTGTTGATCTGTCCGGCGAACGTATTCCGTCGGAGTGCTACCACATCACGTTTGCCTATACGAAGGCCGATTTCCTGCCCGAATATGTAGCAGCCAAAACCGCCGGCCGAATCCCGACGATCGACCAGATCGCCGAACGGCAGGCCGGCAAGTTGGCCAAGCTGCGCGAAGATCACGAAACGGCGGTCATTCGTCACCATGCCCCGGCGATCTTCAAACTGTTCGAAGACATCACCGCGAATGCACGTCGCGCCGGCGTCGAAAGCCAAACGGTTCGCGATTCGGAAGCGCTGATCGAACAGGTCCGGGCGGCGATGGCGGATTTCGATCCGAAGGGGAGGGCGTGAACATTCTTGTTGACGGGACCGTCAATAGCGATTAAGCTACGCCCATGGACGGGCATAACGCCCCAAGGAGCAAACAAGATGACCATTCGCCAGATCACCGCAATGATGCACCGCGCCGAAAAGCTGATCGCGTTCTATAACCGCCGCTACAATTTCGACATCGATGCAGCCAAGCCGGCCGAACAAGTCGAATGGCGCAGCGCCTTGGCCCGTTGGGACGCCATGAAAATTCAGCGCGACAACATGCTTGCCGCGTAACCGCAGGAGAATGACCAATGTCTGACAAATTCGATTTTGTGTGCCTTTCAGTTTCCGATCATAACGATGAAAACAGCGTGATCGTTGCATCGGCCCATGATCCGGAAACCTTCGAAATGGACACCGCCACGATGATCGAACAGGCGAAGTTGATCGCCGGGCTGCGACTGCAGTTCGGGAACGATGGCGTCGTCAACGTGAAACAGTTTTTCCGCCCGGCCGATGGTGGCCAGCTATGGGCCGACGAAGTGTTTCGTTTCGAACTGAAAGGGGGCGACAAGTGACCCCGGCCGAACGATGGGACTATTGACGCAACCGTCAGCATGATCTAGTTTGGCCGGCATTTCGCCGCAGGAGAAAGCAAAATGTTTGAATGTTTCAAGGAAAAACGATTCGGTGATAAGCAATTGCAGGTCATCGATCATGCGAATCAAATTTTGGAAGAATACAGCCGGGAAGGGTACAACCTGACATTGCGGCAGCTTTATTATCAATTTGTTGCCCGGGGAATCTTCGACGAAAACAGTCAAAAGACATACAAGCGACTTGGTGCCATTGTCAATGACGCCAGATTGGCCGGCCTGATTGATTGGGATCATATCGAAGACCGAACCCGTTCACTTTACGAATTCCCGAGTTGGGACAGTCCGGAAGAAATCATCGATTCAGCCGCCCGTTCCTTTAATATGGACCTTTGGGAAGATCAGGGCTATCGGCCGGAAGTCTGGGTCGAAAAAGAAGCCTTGGCGGGTGTAATCGCCAAAGCCTGTCAGAAATGGCGCATCCCTTATTTTTCTTGCCGTGGTTACACATCGCAGTCGGAACAATATCGCGCCGGCAAGAGGATGGCCCGCATATCCTCCCGGGGCCAAATCCCGATTGTATTTCACTTCGGTGACCATGACCCCAGCGGGTGCGATATGACCCGGGACAATTCCGATCGGTTGGCCATGTTCGCCGACGAAGGCATTCAGGTGGTTCGGTTAGCGTTGAACATGGATCAGGTTCGGGAATTCAATCCACCACCGAACCCGGCCAAGTTTACCGATAGCCGGTGCATTGGGTATATCAAAGAATATGGTTATTCAAGCTGGGAACTTGACGCGCTTTCGCCTCGGGTACTCGAAAGCCTGTTGGATGCTGCCATTGACGATATTGTCGATCGACCCGTTTTCGAAGAGGCAAAACAGCGCGTTGAAGACGAACGCGAAATCCTCAATGAAATTTCCCGTCGATATGATGACGTTGCGCAATATATCCGCGACGTTTGATTTGTGAATCTTTCTTGTTGACGGCCCCGTCAATAGCGATTATGATTTCCCCATCAACGGCGCGAAGCCATAGGAGTGAACAAAATGTCAAACGGTGTGATTGGTTGGACCACGAAAAAAGAGGGTAACGGATTCAAGGCGATCGTTCGCCGTGTTGCATATCAGCAGCCGACCGAAATCCTGTTCACCGGCACCCGCCCGACCCGTGCGCAGGCTGTTGGCCTCGCCAAAAAGGCGGTCCGCTATTACAAAGCGCAGGCAGCCAAGGCCGCCGCGTGATGCGATACCGCAACCCGTGGCACTGCCCACGGTCCGGCGGTCCCCTGATTTACGATCGGACGGGCTGCCGGATCATGCGGGGATCAGACGGCCGGGGCGTGATCGTTCGGGTCTATCCGAATCATCACGATTATGTGATTTTTGGCCGGGTAGTGACCCAGCGCGTCGGCGGTGATCTGGGATTGCTGCAGCGGATGATCGGCACAATGTTCGACGGGGTACCTGCGCCGGATATCGATGTCGATCGACTTTGGCGGGCCTTCAACAAGGGGGAAGCCTTCGCCGACGCTTGACAGCCGCCCCAGACATAGGCTAGAACTCCCGCATGTTTATCGATAACGATTGGGGTCCGTGATGCCTGACAAGCTGCATCGATGTGTCAAAGCCGTGATGGAATCGGGGAAATCCGAACAATCCGCATGGGCTATTTGCCAAGCGCAGTTCGCGGACAATGCCCGCTATCATGGCGCATTCAACGATCGCGCAGTCTATGACCCAACCGAAAAAACAGCCGTGTCGATTCGCGATGGTGTGTTGGAATATCTGGGCGCCGAACTTGGCCTTGAACCCGCGAATCAGACTTTCACCGTGTACCGTTCCCCGGCCACTATCGCCAACGCATCAATGCGCATGCAGGGCATCCCCGTCACTGACGAACACGTCGAATTGAGCGCACCAGCCCCCGAAGCCGGCGGCCGGGTGATTGAATCTTCGATGATCGATGCCACCGACGAAGCAACCAAAACAACCATCGCAACCCGAAATCGTCTTGAATTGTGTGATACCCTTGCCGCAACGGTGGAAGCCGGAAAGCGCGAAATGTCGCTTGGCTATACTGCGGACCTTGTGCCACATGACATTTATGATTTCGAACAAAAAGACATCGCCCCGCATCATTTGGCCATTGTTGAACGTGGCCGTTGCGGTCCGATGTGTTCATTTTTAGACAAACTACCCGAACAACAGGAGGGGGAAACCATGGCCAAAAAGACTTTGCACAAAGCCTTTGCTGATCAGGAGGGGCAGCCCAACTTGCAGCAGATCGTCGAACTGGCGACTGCGCTGCCGGAAGCCATCAAGGCCGTGCCGGTGGATCAGTTGCAAGAATTGCTGCCCGCACTGCAGCAGATCATCGAAGCTGCCAAGGGCGTGATGCCTGCAGCAGAAACCGAACCGGAAGTCCCGGGCGAAACCGAACCGGAAGTCCCGGGCGAAACCGAACCGGAAATGACCGACGAAGGTGAACCGCCGGCGGCCGAAGGCGAACAGCCGAAGAAATTCGGCGATGCCGATGTGAAACTGTTCGTCGATAAGGCGGTCAAGGCACACGGCGCCGTCATCGCGAAGGCCCGCGATTTTCTGCCGGAAGACTACGCATTCGCGGACAAGTCCACCGCGCAGATCATGCGCGATGCACTGGCCACCGTCCGCAGCGAACAGTTCAGCGACGCCGAACTTTCCTTGGCGTTCAAATTGCTGCAGCATGTCCCCGCCCACTACCGCAACTTTGGCGATTCTGACAAAGGAAACTTGGCCGCGCTGGCCGATAAGGAGATTTGATTATGTCGTTTCTGACTGGATACCTTGACGATCCGCAGAAAGCCGGCGCCGGCGAGCGCTTCGGCAATCTGCACCTGATCTACACCGCCCGCACTTTCGAAAACGGGCTTTTGGCCGGCCGCTTCGCCAAACTGGCAGCCGGTAGCCTCGACAACATGGACGGGTCGGCCTCGCCGGTCATCGCGGGTGTTGTTGCCCGCAAGGTGACCAGCCCGGTCGAAGATGGCGCCGCCATCGACAACACCCTGTTCAAACAGGTCGAATTCATCCGGCAGGGTCTTTGCACTGTCGATGTGAAGGCGGGCGAAACCCCGGCAATGTTCGGCCGCGTGTATGTGTCGAACGCCGGCGACGCGAATGACGGTCTTGCGACCGCTACCCCTACCGACGAAGCGGTGAACGCCGAATTCATCGAAGAGGTTCAGGCGGGCGTTTGGCTGATCTATGTCAACCCGGCCCCCGGCGACATCGCTGCGCATATCGGTGACGCTGTTGCGGCACACGCTGCATCGGCGATCGCTATCGCGGACGCTGGCGGCTTCACCGCGCAGACCGAAGTCGAAGGCGCACTGCAGGAAATCTATCCGCATGTTCCGGTCGCTGTTGCTGACCCGGGCGATGCCGGTGCGATCCCTGTCACCCGTTCGGGCAGTGTTCCGCTTACCATCGGCGCGGGTGCTGAAACTCGCACGCTGGCCATCCCGACTTTCATCGGGCAGCGTTTGACCATTGACGCCGACGTGATCGGTGGCGGTTCTGCGGCTATCACTGCAGCGTCGGCCATCAATCAGGCAGGCAACACGGTGATGACCTTCGGCGCACTGGCCGATTTCATTGCACTGGAAGCCGTACAGCTTGGCGGCATTCTGGCTTGGCGCGTCGTGGCAAACGACGGCGTTGCGCTGGCATAATAAGGAGGGGTTACAATGAAACTCGGACAGCTTTACGATCTCAACAGCTACCAGCGCTTTCTGGATTCGGGGCATCGCCCCGGATTTCAGGACGCCTACGCGGGCACCGTGCTGGCGCGAAATCTCACGCAGGTTGACCCGAAGGTATTCGAAAAGAAATATCCGGAACTTTCATTCGTGAATTCGGGTATCGAAGCGGACAATTCCGGCGGGTACGCTCGCCGAATTCAGTCGCTTCGGATCATCGATCAGGGCGGGTTCACCACGGCCGGCGATGCCTCGGGCAACAAAGGCAAGATCACGCTTCGCGGCGAAGATAACTTCCTGCCGGTTATCGAACGCGAAGCCGGGTCGAAGTGGTCGGATTCCGACGCGAAAGAGGCGGAACTCGAAAACGTCAACCTTGCGCAGCGCTACATTCAGACCACGAACCGAATCTACCTTCGCGAAGTGGACTATATCGGCTATCTGGGCATGCCTGACGTTGCCGGGTCTTCCGGTCTGTTGAACCATGCCGGGTTCACCAGCGTGGCGGCTACTGGCGCGATCGGCACCCTGACCGCGCAGGAAATGTACGATGATTTTGCGGGTCTGTTGAATGCGCAGTTCAACGCCGTGAACAACACGCCGGAATACAAGGCGAACCGTGTCGATATGCCGAACTATGTGTTGAACACCCTGCAGTCAACCATCCTGAACACGGCGGCCGGTTCGTCGTCTGTTCTGGCTGCCCTGCAGGCCAACTTCCCGGGCGTTGAATTCCGCGGCACACACCGCGCCGACGATGCGGGTGGTGCGGGTGTTTCGCACACTGTTGCATACAGCAACAGCAACGAAGCGATGAAGATGCGCATTCCGGTGCCGCTGATGGTTGGCGAAATCATCAAGGTCAGTTCGTTTGATTATCAGACGGACTACAAATACCGGATCGCGGGGCTGGATGTGTTGGAAGACACCGCCGGCTATATCCTTACCGGTCTGTAAGGGGGCGGCGTATGTCAACCCAGACCATGGCAGAACAGGGGACGGAGGGCGTCAAGCCCTCCCTTTCCGACGAAGAGTTGGCGGCCCTGTCGGTCAAGAAAGGCAAGGCGCTTTTGTCTGACCTTTCCGACGAAGACTTGACCCGCCTGATCGCCGTCAACGAACGCGAAACGCTGACCAAGGCCGCCGCGGCGGAATTGGCGCGTCGTGCTACCGGTGAAGAGCCGGAAGGCGACGAAGGCGAAACCGAACAGCCTGAAAGCGATGACGACACCCCGGAAGGCCCGGAAGGTGTCACCGAAGAGCCTGAAAGCGGCGCCAGCGCCCCGGAAGGCCCGGAAGGTAACACCGACCACCCCGACCCGGCTGTCGTCGCTACAGAGGGCGCAGGCGACGGTCTTGTGATTGGCGCGAAGTTGTTCAACACCGGCGGCCGTCCGCATCGGGTTGGCGCGGAAGTTCTGCCGAACGGCGGTTACATCGAATTGACTGAAAAGCATTTGCGCGATGAAAAACTGATGCGTCGGGTTCGTTTGGCTGTGAAAAACCGCGTGTTGACCCATGGCCCTGATTGACGATTTCAAGGCGCGTTTCCCTGAATTCGCGACTGCAACGGTGGACACATATCTGCCGATTCTTGAAAATGTGTGGCCGGCCTATTATGGGCTGGCCTACACTTCCCAGACGCAAGAAGCAATTCTGAACCTGATCGCCCATCTATTGGTCGGCGAAACTTCGGTCGGGTCTGCAGCATCGCAGCAAGTGGCCAGCGTTTCCGTCGGAAGCGTTTCCGAAAGCTACCAAGCCGCAGCCAATCTGAAAGCTAGCGATGTGTTTTGGAATTCGACAAAATACGGCCAGCGCTTCCGCCGGCTGACTGCCGGGCGTTACGGGGGCATTGCTGTATGAAGCCGCAAGAATTCTTGCGCAAGACAACGGCCATGGCGAAACAGTTGAAAGACATTCGCCGCAAAGCTGTATTCGTCGGCCTGCCATCCGAACGGGTCGGCGGGAAAGTGTACGGCGACGGAAATTCGATCATTCAAATCGGCGCAATCCATGAATTCGGCGGCGGCAATACCCCGCGCCGATCTTTCCTTCGCGAACCGTTCCGTATTCACAAAGGCCCGTTGAATATCGCTATCGCCAAAGAATTCGAAGCCATCGCCGAAGGTCGCGACGTTGACGTTGCATTGGGCCGGATCGGTGCGGTGGCGACCAATATCAGCAAAGGTGCATTCACTTCGCTGGGCTATGGCACATGGGACGAAATCACCATCCGCACGATGCGCCGGAAGGGGTCAAGCCAAACCCTGATCGATACCGGCCTGTTGCGCGGATCGCTGACGTGGGTCATCCGTGGCACTTCCTAACGTAACCGCCGCCGTGCTGCGCTGGGCGACGCCGCACAACATCAAAACGATCGCCAAACACACCGTCGATTTTGTCGATCAGAATGTCGTCACGTCCCGGGAAATCCGGGCTGTTGTTCAGCCAGCGGAAAAAGACAAACTGAACGTCGAACAATTGGATTGGTCCCGGCAGTATTTGACGGTGCATTCACCCGATCCGATTGCCAACGGTGAATTGTTGGAGTATAACGGCGAAGATTTCAAGATCATCGACAACGGTGATTGGCAAGCGTTTGGCTATACCGAAGCGGTGGCCGAACAGACCAAAAAAGCAATCGTGCAGGTGACGCCATGAGTAGCACAGCCGAACAGTTAATGAAACGCCTTTTGCAAGCCCCATCGCTTGGGTTGAAGCTGATCACCAGTTGGGGCACCCGGGTATTTGCCGGGGACGCATTGGCCCGGTTCATTGATTACACTGGCGCCGGCATCATGTTGGACAAACCGCATTCAATCATTGATCGCGGTGGCATGCAGACTGTGCAAGGCAAAGTCACGATCAATCCGAATTCAACTTACTACATCGCCGGAATCACCAAAAACGTCGATGTGCATTTCGTGCAACATGCCTTCAAGGCCAACGCCGGCAATATCGAAATTCGACTATTTGAAGATGCAACATTCGACGAAGTGAATGAAGTGATTCCGGAAAATCGGAATCGCCGCCTGCAAAGTGCCATCGAAAGCAATTTTCGGGTTTTCTTGGACCCGACCAACCCGGGCAACATGACCGCTTTCGATCCCGCCAACCCGGGCAACCCTCACAATGAAATCGGATTCATTGACTTGCCAGATTCGGCCGGGCCAGTTTCGGGCGGATCGGAAACCGGCGAAGGTGATGAATTCATTTTGGATGGTTATCAGCGCACCCGGAAATACATCCTTGCGATCAAAAATTTGGACAATGTGGCCAATCGCAAGGTTTCATTTCAATTGGGTTGGTATGAACCGGCGAAACTAATGTCCTACCCTGAATTCAATGAGTTGTACCCGCAATGACACCGAACCCGCTAATGTTGGCAATTGGTCAGTTCGTGCGTGACTTGCTTACCTATGACGAACAGTTGATCAAGTTTGGCCGGCAGAACTTCGAACAGGCCGATTTCGAACAAAACTATATTGTGATCGATGCCCTTGGCCTGCAACAAAGGGTCGCCAGTTTGGAAGATTACGACGGCGAAGCCGAAGTTCTAAGCCTCGGGGGAATTTGGAAAGGTCCAGTTACACTAGATTTTTATGGTGACGGCGCCTATAGTCGGGCAATCGATTTTAGTTTGCGTGTCCGTTCGCAAGCCGCATTCGATTTGAAAAAGGTGCTTGGGGTTGAGATTCAACAGCCGAAAGGCCCAATCGATGTCAAGCAACTAACCGGGCAACAGTATGGCGAACGGCAGCAACTTGAACTTATGGTTTCGCATAGTGCGAATGTAAATATAGACACGCTACGGATCGACACGGCACAGTTGGAGATTCGAAACGAAGGGGGCATCGAATATGTCGGCTAACATCAACAACGTCATCAATGTGGCACTGATTCCGGAAGGTCAGCTAGCCGCCCGCGACAACATGAACGTCGTCGCACTTATCACCAGCCAGATCACGGGGCCGCTGAACAGCGCCAACCGTTATCAGCTTTACAGCGATTTGGGATCGGTTGCGGCCGACTTCGGCACCGATTCGGATGTCTATCAGCACGCGACCGCCTTTTTCGGCACCCAGCCGAACCCGACCAATGCCGGCGGCGTTCTGGTCATTGGCTTTTGGCGGGCTGCCGATGAAAACGTCGCGGCATCCGCTGCCGTGCTGACCGGTGCCCAGCTTTCCGAAGCTGTGGTCATCCCGCAGTTGCAGGCGATCAGCGACGGATCATTCGACATCGATGTCGATGGTGTCACCGTGAATGTGGCCGGCGTCGATCTGCGATCTGTCATTGCGCTGACCGATGTCGTCGCTTTGCTCGACACTGCGATCGCAACCGCCACCGTGACTTTGAGCGATGACAATCGCATCGTGATCACAAGCAACACCACCGGCGCGACAAGCCTGTTGACCCTGCCCGTTGCTGGCGCTGCCGGCACGTTCATCGGCGCATTGCTTGGGCTGGCCGCTGGCACCGGTGCCGTGGTTGTTCAGGGTGCCGCCGCTTCGGTCTTGCTGGCCGAAACGCAGGTCGATGCACTGACCGCCGTCAAGGCGCTGGTGAACTTCAAGGGCTTTGTGATGATCGACGAAGCCATCGACGCAACCCGCCAGTTGGTGGCCGCATGGGCGCAGGCAAACAGCGTGTTGGGCTATGAAGTGTTCAGCGCAGCTGCGAACCTGAACCTTGACCCGGCCAACGTGGTTTGGGCGATCAAGCTGTCCGGCTATACGAACTATCGGATGCTGTTCAGCGCGGCCGGCAATCGCAAACTTGCGACAACCTACATGGCCCGGGCGCATGTCGTGAACTTCAACGCGGAAAATTCGGCGCTGACGATGCACCTGAAAGAGTTGTCCGCCGCCGCCGAAGAATACACACAGACCCAGATCACGGCCGCGAAAAATGTCGGCCTTGACCTTTATACCACGATCAAAAACGTGGCGTGTGTGCTGACTAGCGGCGCGAACGATTTCGTCGATAACCGCTACAACATCATTGCGTTCATCGATGCGGTCCAAACCGATATGTTCAACCTGTTGAAACAGACCGGCGTCAAGATTCCGCAGACACAGCGGGGCGTCAATCAGCTTGTCGATCAGGCCGAAAAGACCACCCGCGGGTTCGTGCGTGCGGGCGTATTCGCCCCGGGCACATGGTCAAGCCCGGACAGCTTCGGCGATCACGACACGTTCATGCGATCCATTGCCGAACGCGGTTTCTATTGGCTGGCCGGTGCGCTGGCTGATCAGCCGCAGGCGGATCGGCAGGCACGCAAGTCGCCGGTGCTGCAGGGTGCCGTCAAGAATGCGGGCGCCATTCATAGCGTCGATATTATCATCAATTTCAACCTGTAAGGGGGTCCGATCATGTCAATCATTGTTATGGATGCAGATAGCACGACGGTAGTGCTGAACGGCTTTCCGATCGTCGATTTTGCCGAAGGCGATGTCGTCGAACTTCGGCCGGTGAACGATCACACAAGTCACGTCAACGCCGCGAACGGTGGCGTGAACATCAAACGCCGGGTCGATTGCGGTGTGTCTGATCTGATTCTGCGCGTGCAGAAATACAGCCCATCCGACCAATTCCTGAATTCCGCGATCAACAGCGAATCGCCTGTTGTGTTCAACGGTTCAGCGAAAGAAAGTTTCAAGCGCGATGGCGTCGATGGTGTCGAAACCTACACGCTTGAAAACGGTTCGATCACTACCCAGCCGGGCAACGTGAAGAACAACACCGACAACAACGGCATGATGGAATACACCCTGCGATTCCGTAATGCGATCCGGGGTCTGTAATGAAGCCGGAAGACAAAGAACAGTTGGCCCAAGCCCGGGCAATGATCAAAGCCGTCTATGATGATGGTGAAGCGGAAATCAACGGGCGCAAGTATGTGTTCGGGAAGATGGTCCACAAACAGCGCCGGAAGGTGTTCGCCTTCTATTCGAAGGTTGCCGACGCTGCCAATTCGGGCGATCTGTCTTTTCTGGATTCCGCAGAATTCGACACGGTGATGGATGTGATCGGGAAAGTCACCTTGTTCGACGGGCAGGCTTTGGTCAAGCTGGGCGACGAACATTGGGAAGAGCATCCCGAAGACTACATCCCGTTTATCACAACGGCGATGGCGGTGATCAGCTTCCCTTTTATGTCCGCGAACCTTACCGATTAACCGTTCGCATTAGGCGCGAACGGCGCGAATACATTGCCAAGTCGAACGTGTCAGAAGACACAATGACCGTTTTCGAATTGGCGCTTCGGGGGTATGGTTCGGTTGAAGAAATAGAGGGTTGGGACACGCCGCGATTTTTGGATGCAGTCGAACACGCTAGCATCAAACATGACATCGAAGCGTTTCACGCCCAGAATCCGGAGGGCTGAAAGTGGCGACCATTGTCAATGATTTGGTGACAAAATTCAGCTACCTTGGCAGCGAAAAGCCGCTTGAAAAATACAACTTTTCGCTAGGTAGTTCGATCAAGTTGCTGGGCGGTGTGGTGCTGGGGTTGGAAGCTGCAGCCGGTGCATTTTCCCTTTGGGCTGATTCACAGTTGCGTGGCATCGATACCCAAGCGGCATTCGCAAAACAGACCGGTGTTTCAGTTGCAGCGATGCAGGAATGGACCTATGCCGCGGAACAAACACAAAGTTCAGGGCAAGCCGTTCAATCTACCTTCGCGGCCTTGACTGCCAATATCGGCCGGGCCGCGCAACAGGGCAGCGAAGAGTTTGCCCGATTGGGAATTTCAGTTCGCGATTCAAATGGCCAAGTTAAATCAGCCGATCGAATCCTTGGTGAAGTTTCAACCCGGTTCAAGCAATTGGGCCTTTCCCTTGCGGAACAGAAACACTTCGCGGAAGCCTTGGGAATCGATTCTTCATTGCTGCAGCTATTGGGCAAAACTGGCGGTGAATTGGCGAACTTGCGGCAAGAGGCCCGCGACCTTGGTGTTCTGACCGAAGAGCAAGCCAAACAAGCCGAAGACTACACCAAATCGGTCAATTCGATGTGGTTCGGGCTGAATTCGATCAAACAGTTGGTTGCCGTTGGTGTTGCACCGGAAATGCGGGCCATGGCTGATGAATTTGTCACCCTGTTGAAAAACAACAAGGATTGGATTGTTGCGGGTATCAAAACAACCGTCAAATGGGTTGGTGCATTTCTAGGGGCAATCAATCGGCTTTTGCCGGTATTTGCAGCGCTAGGGACGGCATTCCTTGTCGGAAAGATCGCCGCTTTGGGATTCACCGGCGCCATGGGTGTTTTGTTTTCGCCCGTCGTGCTAATCACTGCCGGCATCATCGCGCTGTTGGCCATTGTTGATGATCTGATCGTCGCATTCCATGGCGGCAAATCAGTGATTGCGGATTTCTTCAAAGATACTTTCGACATTGACATCGTTGAAGGTATGACCAAAGCGTTCGATGTCTTGAAAATCGGCCTTGATGTCATTGTGCTGGGATTCAAACAATGGTGGGGATATCTGAAAGCTGTCGTGCAGCTAATTCGATCCGGCGGGGCAGCGATTGGTCGATTCTTTGGTCTGGGGGCCGCTGGGGCGCCCCAGATGCCCGGGAATGCCCCGGTTGAACAGTTCGCTATTCCACCCGCCGGCAAACTTGGTGGCGGCGGTTCTGTGGACAATCGGCAAGTGAATCAAACCGTCACACAAAATATTTATACCAGCGATGCCGCCGCGGCCGGGCAAGCAAGTGTTGATGGTCTGCAAAAACAATTGAGTGACGCGGAAACGCAACTTCGCGTCGGGGGCCGCTGATGGCGCGGATTTCTGACTACCTTGAACGGGTGATTCCGTCGGGGCCGAAACAGGAAGTCGGCATCGGCAATTTCACGGCGTTTGTTCGTGTTCGCGATTCTTCGGAATTATCCGCAGACGTGCCCGCGGTACCGTTGGAAGATGGGACCGAAATTCACGATCACATCATTTTGAAACCGATCGTGATCAGCATCGAAGGCGATGTCTCTGACATTCACTTGCGGGGCGATCCGGCAATCCGGCAGATTCAACGGTCGGAAGCTACGATCGGCAATCTGGCCGCACAATATGCCCCAGCTTGGACCACCAGCATGATTGAACAGGCGAACGCCGTGGCCAATGATGCCCGGGATGCGATGCTGCGACTTGAAAACCTTATCAGTAGTGGGGCCGAAATCCTGTCGCTGTTTGGCAATCAGGATGTCGGCGGGAAGACGATCCGCGAACAGTTTGTGGACGCTATGGAAGCCCTTCACGCCGGCCGGCAATTGATAACGATCGATATGCCCTATCGTCGGCGCGAAAATATGGTCATCACGTCATTCGTTACCACAACGGACAACGAAACGGACGACATGGCTTTCACACTGCGGGCGCAACAGGTACGTTTCGCCGAAGTGGTATATTCGCAGATTGCACGCCGATCGCCGGGTGTTGGTGGCCAACTTGACCGCGAATCGAACAAGGGGACACAAGAGGGCACGCCCGTCGAACGATCCCTTTTGTCAAATATCTTCGGAGGGTAACCGGTGCCAATTCAGATCGAAAACATCACCAGCGAAGCGCACCAGCGGCATACGATCCTTTTCGAAGAATCCGAAATCGTGCTGACCCTGCGGTTCTATGCGACGGTTCAAATCTGGTGCATGGATGTCGAATATAAAGGCAAGGTCGCCCAAGGGCACAAGCTATCGGCCGGCGTTCTGCACATGCGATCGCGGAACTATCCATTCGACTTTGTTATTCGGCTGGAAGATGGCGCCGGGCTTGACCCCTTCCGGGCTGACGATTTCGTTTCGGGCCGCTGCAAGCTGTACCTTTTGGACGCGGCCGACATGGTGGTGATCCGTGCAACCCCTGTCCCGCTTTAATCGCGACTTTTCCCTGTCGGTCGAAGTATCCGGCGGGCAGGCGATCACCGTGACGCCGCCATTGCGTGTCAGTTTCAACGCATCGAAAGCCGTGTCCGGTGGCCTGAACAAGTTGACCGTTCGCCTGTATAACCTGCGCGAATCGAATCGATTAGCCTTGGCCAAGGATGCCGAACAGCAAAAGCGAATCCCCTTGTCATTCAGCGTTGGCTATTCTGGCAACCTGCAGTTGTTATTCAAGGGCACCGTTCACCGGGGGCAGAACTTCCGCGATGGTGCTGATCTGGTCACCGAACTGGAATGTTTGGACGGCGGCTATGACTTTTTGAACAGCTTCACAAGCCAAACGGTTCGCGGGAAGACCAAAGCGGTCGATGCCATTTTGAAAGACATGCCGAACACCAAGCGGGGCAAGTTCACCGAACAACAGCAATTGATTCGGCCGAAAGTGCTGGTCGGGTCTAGCGCGAAACTGATCGATGAACTGATCGGCGAAACCGAAACTTGGTACATCGACGACGAACGATTGTTCATTGTAAAACAAAACGATGTGGTCAGTAGTTTCATCCCGGTGGTCAGCGCTGAAACCGGGCTGCGCGATACGCCGGTTCGGGAACAGTCAAAAGTCACATTCAACACCGTCTTGAATCCGACGCTGAAACTGGCCGGGCTTTGTCAGCTTGTCAGCCAGTTGGCGCCGCACCTGAATGGCGTCTATCGGATCGAATCGATGGGATATGCTGGGGACAACTACGGCAGCGATTGGGGCCAAGCGGTGACCGCGTTGCCGGCTACGGGGTACAATGTGCTATGATGGAAGTCAAACAGCTACTTGACACCGTGAATTTGGCGATCGCGCAAGCCCTTGCAAACATGCACACCGTCACGGTGGTCAAGGTCACCAAAGTCGGAACGAACACGATCGAATGCCAACCGGTCATCAATCGATTGGTGAAAGGCAAAAGCATCAAATTGCCGGTGTTCGTCGATGTGCCCCCGATTTTCATGCAGGGCGGCACCAGCTACACCGCGCACCCGATCGCCGTCGATGACTACGGTCTGTTGATCATTTCGGAACGATGCTTCGACCGTTGGTATGATGGGCAGGATGGGCAACCGCCGCTTGAAATGCGCATGCACGATTATTCGGACGGGTTCTATCTGGGCGGGGTCAACCCCTTGGCCGCTGCCCTGACGATCCCTTCGGTCATTCAGCAGACCGGCGACACGCAATTCGATGGGAATCACGTCCACAACGGCACGTTGGAGCATAACGGCGACACAACCCACACCGGCAAGATGACCCGCACCGGGGATTTAGCCCAGACCGGGAACGCCGATATTTCTGGCCAAATTAGTGCCGGATCGTTTAAGGTTGGGGCATTGGCCGGCGTGTCGGGTAGCTTTACGACGGTGGACGGCAAAACGGTGACCGTCACGAATGGCGTCATCACGGGGATTGTATAATGCGCGTAGCTGGTCTGGATTCAAACGGTGACTGGAAGTTCGGCAAGGGTCGGGCAAACTACTTGCGCCGTTCGAATGCCATCGCGCAGCATGTTGTCACCCGCCTGCGGTCTTTCACCGATGATTGGTTCGCGGACATCGACAACGGTTTGCCATGGTTCGAACTGTTGGGCAACCGGGCCACGTCCGCCCGAATCCTGCGGGAAATTGAAACCGCCGTGTTGGCCACCGAAGGAGTCCGGGCAATTGAACGGCTTCGGCTTGTCAGCGTCGATGCAAACCGCAAGGCAACGATCGAACTGACCTATGTCGATGTCTTCAATACCAAATTTGTTGACACGGTGGTGTTGCCATGAGTTTTCAGCTAACCGAAAACGGTTTGACGATTCAGACCTATGACGAAATTGTCGCCGAATTGGTGGCCAACTATCAGGCGATCTATGGGCCGGACATCAACACCGACCCGAACAGCCCGGACGGCCAGCGAATCGGCATTGAAGCAAAGGCGCGGCTTGACCTGCAGACCTTCGCCCTGAACCTTTACAACCAAATGGACCCGGACAAATCGACCGGCGAATTCCTGAACAAGTTGATCAAACTTGCCGGCATTTCCCGGGCAACCCCGACCCGATCGCAAGTCGATGTGACAATCACCGCCGATCGGAATGTCGATCTGCCGGCCGGCTATGCGGTCGAAGATGATCTAGGCCAATTGTGGGTTACTGACAGCCCGGTTTCGCTGGTGCCCGGGGCGAATGCAACCACCCTATTCGCGGAAGCCTTCGGCGATATAGCAGCGGATGCCGGCACCGTGACCACCCCTTCGACAATCATCCTTGGGGTTGTTTCTGTCACGAATGCCGCGGCGGCTACTGCCGGCCGCAACGAAGAGACTGACACCGAATTGCGTGTCCGTCGTCGTGAATCCGTTGTTTCACCGGCGACCAGTTCCGTCGCGGGTTTATTCACTGCGCTGGCAAACTTGGAAGGTGTGACCGATGTCGCCGTCTATGAAAATGATTCGGATGTGTTCGATGCTGTTTTAAGTCTGGATGCACACACGATTTGGTGCATTGTCGAAGGCGGTGACGTTCCGGATATCATCGAACATATTGCCCGAAATAAAACCGGCGGGACAGGTATCAAAGGCACTGTGACGGGTACATTCACCGAAGTGTTGAACCTGCCGGGTGGCGGAACATTCGATTTGATCCATTCCATGGCATTCGATCGACCCAGTGTGGTGCCTTTATTTGTCCACCTGACGGTTCAAGGTATCGGGGCAACCGTTGTGGATGTCATAGCTATCAAAAATGCGCTAGCGGCCATTTCGTGGCGCATCAATGAAAATGCAATCGCTAGTGAACTTTATGCCATTGTGTACGGCACCGGCGGAAATTTTACGGCGACATTGCTGGAAATCAGCGACGATGATGTGACCTATACCGACGGAATCCTTGACCCGGGCGCCGATCAAAAATATAGCATCGCTGTTGCTGATATCACCGTGACGGTGTTGTGATGTCAGACTATACGAATGCGTATGTTGATCTATTGATCAAACAATATTGGGAAAAACCCAATGCGCGGGCAGAAATCGCCGCCTTGGCCGGATCGCTTGAACCGGTCCGCGATATGTATGTTCAAATTCCCGATGCTTTCGATATCGATCAGGCCGTCGGCGTGCAACTTGACATCCTTGGTCGGATCATTGGCCTTGACCGTTTGTTGCCTTTCATCTTGCAACGGATCGCCTTCGGGTTCTGGGATCGCGAACTGTTGATTTCCGCTTTGGCCGGATCGCTGGGCGTTACTGGTGGCGGACCGGTGACATTCGCCCGGGCGTCGGTCGGCTATTATTGGGACACCGGCACCGGTTTGTTGACCCAAGCGATCGCCGACGCTGCCAGATTCGAAAATGTGGGCGGAGTCGAACGATTATTGATTGAAGCGGCCGGGGCGAATGTGCTGGCCGCCACACATCGAACCGCTGCGGATTGGGCACTTATCGGGGGAACCGGAACCAAGGCAAACGATGCCGTTGGTATCGATGGCGGTGTCAATGCTGCAGTGACCTTGACCGATACGGATGCCGCGGTCATTTCCGCTTTTTCACAGACAAAGGCAGGATTGACCAGCGGAAACACAACAAACCCGGCCAGCCTATACGTCAAAAAAGGTTCAGCGGTGAACATTCCGCAGATCGTTTGCAATCTAACCGGCGGAACGCCCATATCAATGACGGCTAGAATCGACACAACAACGGGTCAACTTGATAGCGCAGCAACCGCCGGCATTTATGTCGAAGACGCGGGGAACTGGTGGCGGGTATGTTTTCCAATTCAAGATGATGCGTCGGGGAATACTTCGCAGGACATCACGATCAACCCGGCAGCCCGGGCAACGCTGGAAGGGGCAAACGATGCCGCGCTTTCCGGATCAGTCATTGTTGATTGGCCGCAGATTGAACGGGGCGTTCCTTTGGTCACTTCGCCAATCGATGGCGCCGGCACCCGGGCCGATGAAACGGTTTCGTTGCCGAATGCCGATGTGCCTGATCTGTCAATCGGGGCAATCTTTTCGGTGAATGTCGCTATTCCGAACGATGGTCAAGCGCATTGCCTGTTTAGCGTATTGGGTGGCGGTGGCGATACTTACCTGCAGCGCGGTGTCACTGGCGTGCTTGAAGGTGCGTTCGGTGGTGTTCCATTCACATCGACATTCACCCCAGACGAAGCCGAACATCGATATCTTTTGGAAACAGAAGGCGATGAACTTGTCGTCAAGCAAGACGACACCGACGTTTTTGTTTTCACTGGATCACCGAAACAACCAACCGGCGATTTGTTTTTGGGGTCATACGGCGGCACATCCGCCTTTCTGAATGATCACATCGGTGAATTCCGGATCGGGTCACCCCTCGGAAATGCTTATTCGAAAGGCTTTGATGATAAGTTCGCGGCCGTGGCCGATGTGGCGCCATTCTTCGACAAATTTGAACCGGCCCGCACGCCGCTGGAATTGGGAGATTCGGACTATCGGCTATTTCTGAAAATGAAAATTGCCCGCAACCATGGGTCACCCTATATGCTTTCGATCAGTGGCCTATCGATTCAGGAAGCCATTCAAGTCGCTTTCGATGGGCAAGCGTATGTGATCGACAACAAGGATATGAGCCTAGACCTATATGTTGACCCGGGCTATGATATCGATCGATTATTGGCTATTGTGTCGTTGGATTTGCTTCCAAAACCGCAGGGCGTGCGCTATGCTACGATTGTGCAAGCTGTGATCGGCGCCACTTTTGGGTTCAGTGACAATGCAAATTCACAGCCGTTTGCCGATAAATTTGATTTGGTCAATCAGCCCGGTGGGCGTTTTGCTAGTAAGGTGGTGTTCTAATGGGAAAGATTGCACGTTTTGCCGGTAACTTAAAAGCCTTTGCCTCGGCGGCGCTTGGCACTGAACGAACAGTGTTTGGCGATGTAGTCCAATCGGACACACTTGACGCCAATCTGACAGCCGATTTCGAACGTGGGTGGGGCATTGTCGGCGTCAATGAGAACCCGACTAAACAAGACTTCAACGCGGTTGCCTTTGCGATTTCGCAGGTCTTGGCCTACATGCACCAAATCGGCGTTCCCGAATGGCACACCGCGCAGGAATTCCAGACGAACGGCATCACGAACAAAGCCGGCGTTCTGTATATCTCCCAAGTGGATGCGAACATCGGAAATGATCCGGCTGCGGATTCGGGGGCTAATTGGGTTCCGTTTCTGGATAATGCACTGCCGTCTGCGGCAGTCACACCGGCAACGGATGCGGATGTCACGCTGACGTTCGCCCAATATACCAAAACCCGGCTTGTTCTGGCCGACGGTGCGTGGACAACGGGCCGAAATATCGTTGTTCCGGATGCAGAACGGACTTATTTCGTCGATAATTCTGCGGGCAGCTACACGGCGACGGTCAAGACCGCAGCGGGGGCTGGGGTCGCCGTTCTACCGGGGGCTTCGGCGATTCTGGCCTGTGATGGCGTTGACGTTCTGGAACAAGTAATCGGGACACCGCCGGGCGCCCTTCGCTACGGGCTTACCCCGTCGAATAACGGCGCCGCCCCACTTACTACGCTGGATATATCCACCGGGCAGATCGAAGATTCTACGCGCACCCGTATCCTCGCGCTTGCGGCATTATTCTCGAAAACAACATCGGCTTGGGCGGTCGGTTCCGGCAACGGTGGCGGTTTTGCTGGCGCGCTGGGGGCAAGCACTTGGTACCATGTTTTTCTCATTCGTAAGGCTTCCGATGGTTCGATCGATGCGGGTTTCGATAGTTCGATTACGGCAGCGAATCGCCCGGCTGGATATCCGGAATACAGGCGTATCGGCTCCATCCTTACGGATGCTTCGTCCCAAATCCTAGCATTTAATGCTACTGAAATGAGCGACGGGGCTATGCGGGTAATGTGGGATACGCCGATCGTTGATAGCTCCGGCGGTGGGTTGGCAGTTGTTCCGGCCGCAACCCGGATCACTGTTTCAACCCCACCGGGCGTTCCGTGCCGTGCAATTTTCGACGGTAATATCGGGTTGGCGAGTTTAAAAGGCCACTTTTATCTAAAAGCCACGTCTATGGTTGCTTTTGGTAATGCCGTTCTAATAGCCGAGACTGGATTTCAAGATGCATTCCATTGCGAAGAAATCACGGACGCATCGGCGCAAGTCGATATCGCTAGTAATAGCGCCAGTTCTACGCACCAATTGCAAACTCGTGGTTATGTCGATTATCGGAGGTAATAGGGATGTTCGTTAAACAAGATGCCAACGGGAAAGTGCTATGCACATACCGATGGTCCCATCCGGATGCAACGGGCGAATTACCCGACAATGACCCTTTGATATTGGAATGCCGAAATCCTATTGGGCTTCTACTGGTGTCGATCGATCAGGCGGCCGAGGATGCTAGGCTCCGATATATTACGCCGGGAGCAGGGCAGGCCGCGGTATATCTGGCCAAGGCCGCCGAAGCGGATTCCTATAAAGCGGCGGGCTATCCGTCTGCGAGTACCGCCTACCCGTTGCTGACCGCAGAGGCAACCGCTACCGGACAGACAAAGGCCGCCATTGCCGATGCGGTTATCGCCAAGCGCGATGCGTGGATGCTTGTCGCCGGATCGATTGAAGGCGAACGCATTGCGGGCAAAGCGGCCGTATCCGCAGCCGTGGATATCGTAACCGCCATGGCCGCACGCGATAACGCGATCGCGGCGCTGGCGATTCTATAGGGTAATCGTGGGGGGGAATACCGTGCAAGACAAAGCCGCGCACATCGCGCAAGCGATGACATCGACCAGCTATGCCGCATCTGGGGCTACTATCGCGATCGGGGGATTCACCGCGAACGAAATAGCGGCCCTTATCGGCGCCTTGCTGGCCTTGGCCACGTTCGCGGTTAACTGGTACTATCGGCACAAGACCTACCAACTTGAGAAAGCGAAATTGCGGCACCGAATCGATTCGAAAGGGGATTGAAATGGACCATCCAAGCCAACATTTTCCACGGGAAGAATTCGAACGAAGTGATGTCGCCGTTCGCCTCGGTATTGACAACAAGATGCCCGACGAACTGCTGCCTGCGGCCCGTGCGCTCTGCGTCAATGTTCTGGAAATCGTCCGCGGATATTTTGGTCCGGTGATCGTCACAAGTGGTTACCGATGCCCGGCGCTATGCAAAGCCATCGGCAGCAAAGAGACAAGCCAGCACGCAAAAGCAGAGGCCGCCGATTTTCGCATTTCTGGGGTAGATTTGGTCAAAGTGTGCCGGTGGATCATTGAGAATGTCCCTGAGTTCGATCAGCTGATCTTCGAAGGGACTTGGGTCCATGTGTCATTCAGGGAGGGCGCAAACCGGCGCCAAGTTCTGACCGCACATTTCGAAAGCGGGAAGGTACGCTACACATCTGGCTTGCCGGCATGATTCAGGGGGTGGCAGGGTGAATGATACGATAATGCTTTGGCTGAACTATTTCGGTGGCGAAACCATCGTCTATTTGTTCATTGGTTGCATCGCCCTGACCCAGATCGCGAAGCCGTTCATTTTGCCGCGGTTCGGTTCTGTTGGTGTCCGGACATTCTCTTCAATGATCGGTGTGATCCTCGGGCTGTTGTCGGTTGGCTATTCAAGCCGCAGCGCAATGATTGGTCTTTCTTGCGGTGCGTTGTCTGCGTTTGCATGGTTTGTTATCACGGCAAGACTTGAGGCGGGAAGCTGGGCCGCGGCCGGTCCGATCATCGCCGAATATATGAAAGCGAAACCATCGATCGTTCGCCGGCCGGTGCCGCAATGATCTTGAAATTACTTCGATCAGTCTTCGGCGAATACGTTTGGGCAGCCGTGGCCGTTGCTGTTGTCCTGATCCTTTCTAGCACATTCTATGCCGGCGTGCGCGTCGAACATTGGCGTATGGCTGACCAGATCGCCAGCGCTGAAAAGAAAGCCGAACAGGATCGTGCCGAACGATCGAAAAAGGCTTCGGAGGTTGTCAGCCATGTTGAAAAACAGAAAGTCGAAATCCGATGGAAAACCCGGACCATCATTCAGCGCATTCGCGATGAATCTGGTGATGGTATGCTTTGCGATGACGCTAGTTGGGTGCGCCTCGGTAAGTTCTGGAATGAAACTAACCGATCGGCCGACGGCGTTGATGCAGCCTTGCCGGCCGTTGGCAGACCTTCCGGAACACCCCCGTGAAGATGATCTGAAATTTGCGCATGCCTATGATCTTGAAGTTCACGGCGAATGTGCAGCCGACAAGGCTGGTTTGATTCAGTGGATCAATGACCTTTATGGGGTGACCGAATAAACATCATTTCGGCCGGATATGCGAACCGGGTGGTGTTGAACCATACTTTGGCCATGCCCCGCAATTCATCGAACTGTTTGTCGGTGACGTTCTGGCTGGTGGCCAAGGTCTGCAACAGTGTTGCGATTGTCCCGGGTCGATTAGCCCCGATGCAGTATTCGAACACCGCCTTGTACCAAGCGAAACCAAACGGGATGAATTGATCTTGCGGGAATGTGTCGCGGATCGTGTGCATTTTGTTTGTCCCTCCTGTTGTGGATCGCTGCAGTCTAATTGCTATTGACGGATTCGTCAACAATCACCGCGTTGATCCGTTCGGTCAATTCCATGGCCGAACCGCTTGGCAGGGCTTGGGCTGACAACACATCGATGCCGAACCGGTGAAAAAATCGCCGGTAGCTTTCCACATCCGAACGCCCTTTCGATCGCTGAATGCCGGCCCACCATGCCATAGAAGCCCGCAAGCCCTGTTGAACATCCTGACGTTCTTTGTGGCGCTTTACTTGGGCAGCCTGCCCGATCAGCGGCACATGCTTCGCGATCAGTTCGGCCCGGTAGGTTTCCGCATCCATATCGACCCGCAGAACTTCCCCGCGCATTCTGGCCAGAACGGCAGGGTCTAGTTCAGTCAAATCGCCATCGACGAATTCAGGGGCGCTTCGGTTTGCTGGGGTCGGCCTGAATCCACAATAGGGGCATTCGGGCTTGACCCTTTCATAGACCTGCAGGCATTCCGGATTCAGGCAGGCGCGGATCGGGATCGCATCGTCGGCGGCCGTGCGGGCGCGTTTGTCCCGGCGGTCAAGTGACCATTCCCGGGGCGCATCCGGCAGCCCGTGGCGCGTCACATTGCCGACATGATCGATGATTATGGCCCGGGGCTTGCCCGACATGGCGATCGCTGCCAAACGGGCGTCGCGATCTTCGGGTGTTGGACCTTCAAGCATGATTCGCAGCGCCCGGCCGAATTGCTGCACGAACAGCGCGAAACTTTCCGTCGGTCGGGCCATGCTGACCACTTCGATCGCCGGCAGGTCGAAACCTTCACCGAACAAATCAACATTGACTAGAACTTGAATTTCGCGACGTTCGAAGCGATTCAGGATTTCAGTCCGAACCGAATTTGGAGTCTTTGCGGTGACCACTTCCGCCGGCACGCCGGCTTTGTTGAACTGCGCGGAAATATCCATTGCGGTTTCGACATCCGGAGCGAATACCACCCCAAGTTTACCGGGGGCAATTCGTTGATAGTGCGCGACCACATCGCCCACGATATGGGATTTTTTGGCGGCTTTCTTTAGCTGTTGACTGCTCCAATCGCCCGTGGCGCTGATTCGTTCGCCTTCCATGTTCAAGTCGGATTGCGGGGCAAAAATGCGATAGTCAGTCAGCCAACCGTCATTGATCAATTCCCGCATCGATGGGCCGACGATCAGGCTGTCGAAAACGCCGTCCGCATGCCGACCAAGGCCGAAACCATCCGCCCGGGTCGGGGTAGCGGTGACCCCAAGGCCAAAAGCATTCGGGAACATTTCGACCGTCTTGCCCCATTTATTTTTCACCAAAAGGTGATGGGCTTCATCGGTGACCCAGAATCGAACGGTGTTCAGCCATCCGGCCAATTCTTCATGGCGGCGAACAATGGTATCGACGCCGGCAACTGCGCAGCTTGCGCCCGGGTCATAGAACGATCGCCCGAGTTTGTCCACCTGTTGGCCGACAATCTTTTTGATCACATCCCGCGGGGCGATGATTCGATGAACTACCCGGCACCGGGCCAGCGCCATCGACATTTGACCGACTAATTCTTGCCGGTGTGCGATCGCGCAGCTTGGACCGCTGGCCCGCATCATGTCGATTATGTCGGAAAAAATGACTGTCTTGCCGCCGCCCGTGGGCAATACGGCCAGCACGTTCGGCACACCGCCGGCCCATTGGGCTTTGATTTCATCGGCGACTTTCTGTTGATATGGGCGCAATGGGATCATGCGGTCATGGCCTGCAATTGCTGTTTGCTGTATTTCGACAAAATCGAACCCCCTTGTTGACGGCCCCGACAATAGCGGTTAGTATCGCCGCCGTCAACAAGACAAAGGAGGTCCGCGAATGGACGGAAATCATATCAGTGTAACAGTGCCCCGGGAAGATAAGCCGGGGTTGATCGCAGCGGCGACAATGCTGCTGACCCTTGCGGGGAAGGTGCCAAACCTTGAACTTGACGATGCCCCGGAAGCCCCTGCAGTCGAAACCGCAGCCCCGGAAGCCCCTGCAGTCGAAATCGCAGCCCCGGAAGCCCCGGAAGCCCCTGCAGTCGAAACCGCAGCCCCGGAAGCCCCCGAGGCACCCGAAGCCCCTGTCGCGGAACAGCCTGCAGCACCGGCGGCCGAACTGGACAAAGACAACTTGCCATGGGATGGCAGGATTCACGCCAGTTCGAAAAAGCAAAACGCCGACGGTCGATGGAAGAAACGCCGGGGCATTTCAGTCGAAGAGATTCAGAAAGTCGAAGACGAATTGAAAGCGCTGATGGCGATCCCAGCCGGTGCAGCACCGGAAGCCCCCGAAGCCCCTGCAGCGGCGCCCGAGGCACCCGAGGCACCAACTACCGCACCGGAAGCCCCCGAAGCCCCTGCAGCGGCACCAGACGCGCCAGAGGCACCGGCAGCACCGGCCAGTAGCCCGACCACTTTCCCCGAATTTCTGAAAGCCACATCAAAATTGATTGTGGACAAGAAAACAACGGTCGAAGCGGTCAACGCGATTTGTGCAAAGAAAGGCATTCAAACGATGCACTTGGTCGGCCGGCGGGAAGACCTGATTCCGGAACTTTGGGCGGAAATTAGCAATGCAATCGCAAGCTGAACACGCCTTGTTGGCCCCGTCTTCCGCATTCCGCCGGCGGAATTGTGCGGGGTCGCTGACCATGGAATCGATGTATCCGCAGACCGAAGACAGCGAAGAATCGCGGGAAGGTACAGCGGCGCACGAACTTGGTGAAAAGCTGGTCCGGGCTGCAGCCCGGGCCGGCTTTGGCACCCTGCAGGTCGAACAGATGGTCGGGACCGAAGCCGAAAACGGCGTCATCTTCACCGAAGAAATGTTCGATGCGGCCAAGGTGTACGCCGACGACGTTCGTGAAATTATGATGAAAATTTGCGCATTCAATCCGGCGATCGAAAGCCGGGTCGGGGCGAAAGTCATCAATGACGAATGTTGGGGAACACCTGACTGCACCCTGCACGATGCAAAAAATCGAACGATCTTCATTTGGGATTTTAAGTTCGGCCATCGATTGGTTGACGCCTTCGAAAACTGGCAGTTGCTTGAATATGCCGCCGGGTTATATCAGCCCGGGCGCGACGATCGGTTCGTTCTGACCATCGTGCAGCCGCGGGGCTATCATCGCGACGGACCGGTTCGCCGGTGGATCGTTTCGGCTGCAGAACTTGAAAGCTACATTCAAACGGCGGTCGAGTTCGAAGCCGCGGCACTTCGCGGGGATGGGGATTGCACCCCGACCCCGAACGGGTGTCGTGACTGCCAAGGCCGGCACGCATGCGAAGCCCTGCAGGTTGTCGGCTATTCGATCGCAGACATGGCCAGAAAGCCGATTCCGTTGGAATTGGACCCGGTAGCCATGGGCGTTGAACGTCGCATGTTAGGGCAAGCCTTTGAACTGCTGAAAGCCCGAATCGAAGGGCTTGACGTGCAGATCGAAACATTCATTCGAAAGGGGACGGCCGTCCCGGGTTGGATTCTTGAACCGCAATCCGGCCGGGTTAAGTGGACCGAATCGAATGAATCCGTGTTCGCATTGGGTGAAATGCTGGGGATCGATTTCAGGAAAAACGAACCCATCACACCAACCCAAGCGAAGAAAGAAGCGCAGAAAATCGGTGTTGACGAAGCCGTCATCAATGCTTATTCTGGCACGTCCCCAAGTGGGGTCAAACTGGTCGAATCATCGCAGACGCGGGTCGCGACCGTATTTGGTAAAAAAGGAGCATAACGCATGAAACAATTCAATGGGAAAAATGGGGAACTGACCCACGTCATTTCGCCGGTCGGAATGATCATTTGGGACGGTATCACACAGCCGGAAACCAAGACCGACGGAAGCGGTGCAATCGTGCATTCGCTGAAAATCGCGATCCCGGCCGCTGATCCGGAACGAATGGACCTTGACGATCTGGCAAACCAGACGTTGGCCGATTCGACAATCTTCAAGGGGCAGTTCCCAGCGGGTGGCGAATGGCCGCTTCGCGAAATCGATCTGACCAAGTTCGAAGCCGATGCGCCGTTGCTGCAGGGCAGGATCGCGATCAATGCGAACACCCGCCTTGGTGCGCCGCTGGTGTACGACATCAACGGCAACGAACTTTCGGCGATGCAGTATGCCCGCATGCTGTACCCGGGCGCCTTGGTCAAGGTCATGGTGCATTGCTATGACTTCAACAACAAGTCGAAGGGGCTGGCCTTTGGTCTGGATGGCATTCAGATCATCGACGCAACAACGCCGAAATTGGCGGTCACCGGTGGCATTTCCAAGGAAACCGTCGCGGGCGGCTTTGCCGCAGCCCGAGGCAACGCACCGGCGAACACCGGCGCACCGGCACCCGGTCCGGCTGCACCGGCACCCGCTGCCCCTGCGCCCGCAGCGGAAGCACCAGCCGCCCCGGCGCCTGACTTTGTTGCCAATGCCGGCAAACAGATGACGGCCAAGGCGAACGGCGTGACCTATGACGCATTCAGGGCCAAAGGCTGGACCGATGAAATGCTGATCGCCCAAGGCTACATGGTCGGTTAAAAAGTGGCGCCGCCTTTCGGGGCGGCGCTTTCCTTTCAATGGGGTACAGAATGCAAAACAATGATCGAAACGATTTCATCTTTGACTTGGAAACCTATCCAAATTTGTTCACTTGCACGGTCATGTGCGCAAAGACCCGAAGGGTTTGGCAATTCGAACTTTCGGAACGGCGGAATCAGCTAGACAAGCTGTTTCAGCTTATGCGCTATATCAAATTGACTTGCAAAGGTCGGTTGGTTGGTTTCAACAATGAAGCGTTCGACTATCCTATTTTGCACCTAATTTTGACCGAAATCGAAACGGTCACCGTTTCCGACATATATGCGAAAGTTGAAGAAATCATCAACGGCGAACGCTTCGCGTCAATTATCTGGGAATCTGACAGAATCATCGACCAAGTGGATTTGTTCAAAATTCACCACTTCGACAACATGGCAAAATCGACCAGCTTGAAGGCGCTGCAATTCGCCATGCGATCCGAAAGCATTGAAGACTTACCGTTCGCACCCGGGACAATCATCCCGGTGACTGAAATCGACACGGTTTTGAAATACAACCTTCACGACGTTTTGGAAACTCACAAGTTCTATGAATTTTCATTGCCGGCGATCGCATTCCGCGAAGAATTGACCGAACGAAACAGCCGCGATTGCATGAATTTCAACGACACGAAGATCGGGAAAGAATACCTGATCGCCGAACTGGAAAAGGCCGGGATCGAATGCTATGACAGATCATCCGGGCGACGTATGCCAAGACAAACGATCCGCCATCAAATCCGATTGGCTGACATCATTCTGCCCTATATCGGCTTTGCAAGGCCGGAATTTCAACGAATCCATGAATGGTTGACCGCGCAAGTGATCACTGAAACGAAAGGCATTTTCAATGATCTGGCGGTCACGGTTGACGGCTTCGAATTTAGCTTCGGACTTGGTGGAATCCATGGCAGCATGAACAACACGATAGTCGAATCGGATGAATTCGGCGAAGTGATCGACATCGATGTCGTCAGCTATTACCCATCATTAGCAATCGTGAACGCCCTTTATCCTGCGCACCTTGGCCCGGGCTTTTGTTTCATCTATGCGAAATTGAAAGCGGAACGTGTGAACCACCCGAAAGGCACCGCGATCAATGCGATGTTGAAACTTGCTTTGAACGGAACTTTCGGGGACAGCAACAACCCATATTCGGCGCTTCGCGATTCTCAATTCACCATGGCCATCACCGTGAACGGTCAGTTGATCATTTGCATGTTGGCTGAATGGCTGTTGGAAATCTCCGGGCTAAAGCTGATTCAGGCAAATACCGACGGCATCACCGTATATTGTCCGCGGACCGAAACCGCCCGGATGCGTGCGATCTGCAAAGAATGGTCAGAACTGACCCGGTTAGAACTTGAAGAATCGATCTATTCGCGAATGATGATCAGGGACGTGAACAACTATCTTGCGGAAACCAACAAAGGAAAGATCAAACGAAAAGGTGCCTATTGTCACGAAACACCGCTTGAAAACCCATTCACACAAGAATTGCAATGGCACCAAGATCACGGCGCCCGGATCGTTGCGAAGGCTGCCGAAGCTGCCCTGATGAAAGGGGAAGACATTCGGCAATTCATCCTGAAACACCAACAGATTTCAGATTTCATGCTGCGGGCAAAGATCAACAGATCGACCCAACTTTTCATCGGTGACATCGAACAGCCCCAGCGAATCACCCGCTACTATATCAGCCGAACCGGCCAACCGATGTTCAAGGTGATGCCGCCGGTTGCCGGGAAAGAATTCCACACGCTGCACGTTTATAGAAAGCCGGACGGGACCACGATCGAAGCCCGGACCAAATCGGAAATCGACAAGGCGGCGAAGCGTGGCGAATATCTTCACCAATATCAGACCAAGGCGCCCGATCGGAAAACCGACATCAACAAAGGATGGTTGGCCCGGGAAGCAAACCGGCTGTCAACCGTCAACCGAAATGACATCGATTTCGAATGGTACATCGCCGAAGCGATCAAGCTGGTCGAACCGCTGAAAAGGAGAATCAACGAATGACATCACTTTCAATTCACGAATGGGCCTTGCGCCATGGTGTGCCGTTCGCGGCCGTTCAAGACCTATTGGCCATGATGGGCGCCGCGGATGCGCAGTTCGCCCCGGGCGATGCGATCGGAGAAAGCGAAACGGCTGTTCAAAATTCCCTGCGGCTTGAAATGAGTCGGAAAGGCGGCCGGCTATGGCGCAACAATGTCGGCGCCGGCAAGCTGGAAAATGGCCAGTTCATCCGATGGGGGATCGCAAACGATTCAAAACAGATGAATGAAACGATCAAGTCAAGCGATCTGATCGGCATCCGTCCGGAACTTATCACCCCGGACCATGTAGGGCGTCGAATGGGGATTTTTGTCGCCCGGGAAGTCAAGCCGATGGGTTGGCGTTTCACCGGGTCCGGCCGTGAAAACGCACAGCTTGCATTCATTAAACTGATCACTTCCCTTGGTGGCGACGCAAAGTTTGCGCATGTCGGTATCGATGTTTGATTCACTATTGCCCACGTCGTCAATAGCCGCTACATTCGCCCCAGACAAAAGGAGTTCGCCCGATGACCAATAAAAAGAGATTACAGCCAGAGCAGCGGAAAGAAGATATTCTGACCGCTGCCGTTGAACTTGCCGAAAAGGTAGGTTTTCAGAATATCACACGGGATGCGATCGCCGATCACGCTGGCGTTTCGTTCGGTCTTGTCACCCGGTATTTCGGAACGATGACCCAATTGAAAGGGGATGTTATGCGGCGAGCGATCAAACAGGAAAACTTGCCGATCGTAGCGGACGGAATCGCCTGCCGTGATTCTCGTGCCCTGAAAGTTCCCGAATCACTTCGCCGAAGTGCTGTTTCCTACATGATCGCAAACGCCGACCGACCGGCGTGATCGATTGCAGCTTGTCGAATGACCGTTGCCGATAGGCAGCGGGGAATTTTCACCGCCGTGGGGATAGAATGCCGAATGTGACTTTCACACTATTCGCGGACCTTTCAGCGAAAGAGCCGGTCGAATATACAACAACAGCGAAGGGGTTTTCCGATTGGCTTCGGGCGTTGCCGGAATATGCCAGCAAGGCCGCATGCCCTTTGATTTCGCTGAATCGCTACAGCGGGGAACGGACCGAAAAGGATTCAGCCCGAAGCAATGCCAGCATTGTCGAAGTCTGGGGCGCGATCGGTGACTATGATGCCGGCGATATGGCACCAGATACAGCCGCGGCGATCCTGAAAAGTGCCGGCGTCCAAGCCTACATTGTCACCACCCCAAGCCATGGGACCAAGGGCAACCGCTGGCGTGTGATCCTGCCATTCTCAAAGGCCGGCAATCTGGAAGATCGACACGCACTTTTGGGCAAGGCAAACACGTTGCTTGGTGGTGTTCTGGCTGGGGAATCATTCACCGCGTCGCAGGCTTTCTATGTGGGCAGGGTGGTCGGTGTCCCCTATTCGGTGACCGATGTCGAAGGTGTTGCGATTGATACCATGCCGGGCATTGAATCGATCCCGGTTTCTGGACCCGAACGGGTTTCGCGGGCTGCAGCCCCACACGATCCGTTCATGTTGGCCCACAAACGGGCGACAGGCGGCACCGAACAAATCCGGGCAGCCCTTGCCCTTATTCCGAACGATGAACCCGATTGGGAGCGCTGGAACCGCATCGGAATGGCAGTATATAACGCAAGCGGCGGTTCAGACGAAGGTCGGGAAGCATGGCGCGAATGGTCCGATCAGTGCATGGGCGCGGAGGGTGACAGCGTTGACGCACGTTGGCGACATTATGGGTCAAGCCCGCCGACCGAACTTGGCATGGGCACGTTGGTGCATCTATCCGGCGGGTTGGCGTTGCCGGTGGCCGAAGTCAGACAAGTCGAAGGTGAACCCGAACCCGAAAGCCTGATCCCCGAAATTCTAAGCGGGTTTCAATTTCTGGCCATCACGCAACAAGTCGAGTATTTCGCCGGGTGCGTGTACGTTCAAGACCTGCACCGGGTATTCACCCCAAAAGGCACGCTGTTGAAGCCTGAACAGTTCAGGGCCACATTTGGCGGCTATCTGTTTGCGATCGATGCCGGCAATGACAAGGTGACGAAAAACGCTTGGGAAGCCTTCACCGAATCGCAGGGCGTCCGATACCCTATCGCGGACAGCATTGCATTCAGACCAGAAAAGGCGCCCGGGGCGCTGATCCATGAAGGTGACCGCGTGCTAGTCAATACCTACACCCCGGCGAAGGTGTCCCGCGTCAAAGGTGATGTCGGCCCGTTTTTGCGTCACCTGAAAAAGATTCTGCCAGATCAGCACGATCGGGCGATCTTGCTGGCCTACATGGCGGCATGCGTGCAACGGATCGGTTCGAAATTCCAATGGGCGCCACTGCTGCAGGGGACCGAGGGCAACGGCAAAACACTATTCACCCGATGCGTGGCCTATGCGATCGGCGACAAATATGTGCATCTTCCGCCGGCGCATGAAATCAGCGAAAAGTTCAATTCGTGGTTGTTCAACACCCTGTTCATCGGCGTCGAAGATATTTATGTTCCGGAACAGCGCCGCGAAATCATCGAAGTGTTGAAACCGTACATCACAAGCGATCGACTTGCGAAACGCGCCATGCACAGCGACCAGACCATGGGCGATGTCCGATGCAATTTCATGTTCAATTCGAACCACTTGGATGCGGTGCGGAAAACGAACAACGATCGCCGGTTTTGCGTGTTCTATACTGCCCAGCAATCGAAAGCTGACTTGGCCCGGGATGGAATGGATGGCGACTATTTCCCCGATCTATATGATTGGTTGAAAGGAAAAGGGCGCTATGAAGGCCAGCCAAGCGGCTACAGCGTTGTTGCTGAATTCCTGCACACCTATGACATCCCGCGGGAACTTGATCCGTCGGATCACTGCCACACCGCACCGATCACATCGACCACCGAACAAGCGATCGCGAATGGCCTTGGTTCAGTTGAACAAGAGATTTTGGAAGCGGTCGAAGAGGGCCGGGCGGGGTTTGCCGGGGGCTGGATCAGTAGCATCGCCCTTGACCGTCTGTTGGAAGCCCGGCGGATGTCGAAGGCGATCCCGCCGAACAAACGTCGCGGCATGCTGCAGGGCTTGGGGTACGATTGGCACCCGTCGCTTGAATCCGGACGGGTCAACAATCCGACGGCGATCGATGGCGGCGGAAAGCCCCGGCTATTCATCAAACGCGGACACAAAGACATTGAAATTCAAAGGCCGGCCGAAGTTGCGAAGGCATACCAAGAGGCCCAGCGATCCCGCATGGCTGAAACTGTTTTCGGCAAGGATGCACAAGGTAGTTGACGGCGCCGTCAATAGCGATTAGTGTTCACCCATGGCCGGCGTGATCGGCACACCAAAAACCGCAGAGGGCAAGACAATGAGATTAAACCAGCGCAGAGCAACGGGAAGTCGGGTCAATTGCTTACTGAAAGCAACCAAAAAGGATTTTGTCGAATTGGTAAAATCAAAAGGCTTGCAGTTCGTAATACTTAAAGAAAACAGAGGCGAATGGAACGAACACCGAAACTTTATGGTTGAAGGGAAGGTTTTGCATGTTGCGATGAAGAACGAATCTGTTGATTGGGATTTGCTTTTTAATTTGGTAAATAAGGGGTAACACCATGACCGACAAAACACGATTGGCACACAGCAATTGGTCGATTTCGGCACTTCAAGCCGGACAAATATCCCGAATAGATGGCGACACCTTGAAGGCATTCGAAGCCGGCGTCGCCATGTCCGAAGCGCGGATCAGGGGGCTTGAATTGGCCCTGCAGTTCTACGCAAACCCGGATCACTGGCAAAGTCATACCGACCCGGACCCCGAAGGCGATGGCGAAATCATTTGTCCGATCGGTAGGGATTGCGGCGACTATGCCCGCAACGCATTGGCAGGGGCCGGCCATGTCAGATAGAAAGCGGCCGAACCCGTTCGATTGCGCCGGATGTGAACACTTCGGGGAGTTCGACACCTGCGCAGTGATAAAGTGCATTCACGATGAACCCGAAGACCTGCTGAAACATTGGGGACCGTGCCCGCGGTGCAGCGGGATGGGCGAAGCATACGGCAGAAAATGCACCTATTGCAACGGGACCGGTCAAGTCTTCAAGGGAGAACCACTACATGCCTAATAAAAAGCGCTTGACGGTCACGCAAGTGGCCACGTTGAAACGGATCAAAGACCGGGGCAGTGTCTTCGCCGGGAATACCCACCCGATATTGTGCGCACTTGCCCGGCGCGGTCTGGTCACCTATACACCCCGCGGATCAATCGGCATTGCCGGCGATTGGACGTTGACGGAAGAGGGTCAAAAAGCCTGCAGGTTCACCGACAATGCGAAGTGATGTCATCACCACCGAAAGCCTGTTCGAACGCCGTGCGGCCAATCTGGCGGCCTTGCCGATGTTGGTTTTCATAACCACCGAATGCGGTCGGCTGGCGGCGATCATGCGGGGCCAACCGGGCTATGAACCGATCGGGCGTTCCGATCATTCCGCAGACGAACTGAACGCCGCGAACAAGACGACACCGCAACAGATCGCCGCCATGCGTGCCGGCAGTCAGTTCGGCTTTCACAGCCCCCGGGCGAATCCTGAAAACTACGGTCCGGCCGGCGAATTCAACCAAGGGTGTGCGACGTGCGAAAGTATGTCTGCATGAGCAACGAAGAAACGGGCATTGAAGAGATTTTCACATTCCCGGGACACGTCAATCATGACACCATGGCCGAAGCGCTGCGATTCATGCGAAACCGCACCCGGGGAAGCTGGCACCGTGTCCGCCGGTTTGTTGTTTCGGCCGGTTTCGTCGATACGTCTGGTCGCTGCCACGGTCGAAGCGAATCGCTTGACGTTGATTCGCGGCCGGAAGACACCGCCCTGTTGCGTGCAATGTGATGGACATCGACGAAGCGTGTCGAATTGTTCGCGAATGCCCGGTCCCGAAAGTCATCACATTGCCGAATGGGTACAAGTGCCCGGGATGCGGCAAGACGTGGACCACCCAGAACGGACACCGACGGCAAGGGTTCATCAAATCCGCAGCGCAGCGCCATGTCACGAAATGCGCATCGGAACAGATGACAGACCAACAGAAAGAGGCCGCCGCCATGATCCGGCAGCTATTTGAAAAGGAGCAATGACCATGAAAGGGATTCTTGAAATCGAAGATCAGGCGAAACGGATGCTTGAAGCGGCCGAAGCTGAACTGAAATATCGGGACCACCCGAAGGTTGCCGAAGTGGCTGAATTGGCCCGGGCCGCATTGGCAGGGTGCGACGAAGTTAGGGCATTGCGTCTGGGCCTGCAGCGCACCGTCAGCGCGATGAAACAGATTCGGCAGGATGCGGCAAACCCACTTTGGCCAACACCCGAAGAAACGCTGCGGAACGTCATTCAGGGCATCGACAGCATGTTATTGACACACGAACAGGTCGAAGCGATCGGCGAGGGTTACAACCTGACCCGGAACCCGTTCCCAGAACTGCACGATGAAGGGGGTGACCGGTGAATGAAATCATGCTTGACTTAGAAACTATGGGGAATCGTGCCGGCGCTGCGATCGTAGCAATCGGCGCGGTGCGGTTCGACCAATCAGGACTTGGGGGTCAGTTCTACAGAACTATTAGCTTGCGCGATTGTGTAGCGGAAGGGCTGCGGATCGACCCTGAAACGGTGAACTGGTGGCTGCAGCAGAGTGACACGGCGCGAAAAGCCATCGTGACCGATCCGTCGCCGCTACGGGAAGCACTTGTCGAATTCATGCTGTGGTGCGGGAAGCCGTCGGCACTGTGGGGGAATGGATCAGACTTCGACAATGTTATTCTGGCCGAAGGCTACCGCGTTTGCGATATCGACTTGCCTTGGGATTGGTGGGCAAACCGATGCTACCGGACGTTTAAGAATATCCGGCCTGATATCCGCATGGGTGCCCGGCACGGAACGCATCACAACGCGCTGGATGATGCGATTTCGCAGGCGAAACACTTGATCGATATCCGCGCAGCGATGGGGGTGTCCTAATGGCCGGTGGTCACAATTGTTGCATTTGCCATACATGCGGCCGGACGTTCTACAGTCTGGGGATCGCCCGGCACCGTAAAGCGCACCGGGATCGCGGGGAAGGCTGCAAGATCACTTATTCGACCGGGGTCACGAAGACCTACAAGGCACCAAGAGAGGAGGACATGAATCATGAGTGAACCCGAACTGTTAGACGAACCGGCAACGATCAAAGTCCTCTATTTCAGGCCATCCGGGAAGTTCTACGCGGAAGGCAGCTACCAAACACGCATGTGGAACATGTTCAATGTTTTCGACGAATTCCGGGATATGCTGAAACGCGGTGAACGTCCGGGCCTGTGTAGCGGCAACAGTGGCTTCACGGCTGTACTGATCTGCGACGGGCACCCGAACGGATATCCCGCGGCATTCATTGGTGAAGCATGAAAGCCCGAATCCGAAGATTCACCCGGAAGGTGGTCAAGTATTCGATTTGTTTGCTGGGACATAAAAAGCGGGCGGTTCTTCTCGGCCGGATGCGCTGGTCACAACATCCGTTTAGTTCGGTATGGATGTGCCGACGTTGCCACCACCATCATACATGGCGATTGCACGAGGACCGCGATCTGTACGAACGAAAAAAGGGCCAGCCCGAAAGCTGACCCTTTCCCCATCCACCGCAGAGGGGCTACCCTACACCCTGCGAACAGTCAACACAAGCCCCCGTCGAAACGTAGCGCCACCCGGTATGACCTGCCGGGCAGGCTTCCCCCGTCCGATAGACCGAATAGCCCAGCGTTTGAGCATCGAACCGCGACAGGATCAGGTCGGGCGCTTCCATCATTATCACCGCACCAAGGGCACCCGGGCCGCGTTGCGCCGGCTGGCAATGCGAACACCGATCGGTTTGAACTTGACGGTCGGCGAGCGTTCCACACTTCGGGCACGGGACCGTCGGAGTGTACCAAGTCGCGCCGGCGTTTCTGGCCATGGCCCGGGCAGGGTCACGCGGCTTGCTTTCACGGCTGCAGAACCAACAGCCCCCATTGATCATTCGAACACCCAGATGACCAGCCTTCGAACACGGTTCAAGCCGGACCCAGATCGGCGATTTCGCAGCTTGCGCCGCGGCCGGGTCGCCGGGGTGTGGTCTGACCCCAGCCATGGGAAACGCTTCATAGGCTGTTTGCATGTCGGCCGTGACCTGCAGTTCAGCCGGCCATTCGACGCCCAGAACTACCCGGTTGAAAAAGTGCATCGCCTCAATGACGGCGCAATGGGCGCATCGATCGTTTGCGGTGTACCTGATCGAACAGGCTGAACAAACCGGGCAAATGGTCCCGTCGTCGTATTTCGGACGCTGCAGGCTGATCGCGTCTTGTTTGGTTGGTGGATGGGGGGAATATGATCCATCCGGTTTCAGAAAAACTTTCGGTGACATTTTGGCAACCTCCAAGTTCGTAGCTTAACTGCGACGGCGCGGGCGGTCAACTTACCCATGGGGGGTGTCAATAAAAACAGGCACTTAGATCGATTTACCCCTAACCCCCAACCAACGTCACTTTTCTATACTATAAACCAAAATAATTGTATAACTATAATGATCATTACAATTACAATGCTTTTATTCTATCAATAAGTTCTATCTATTCGGGGTATTTGGGTAAAAGGGTAAAAGAATAAAAGAAAACAAGCGGTTAGCAATACCCCGGACATTCGGGGTGAATGGGGGGTGTTACGGGGTGCGCTTGCGTCCCGCCGGTTTTACGGGCTAACATTGCGGGCATGAAGGCACAACACGAAATTTTTTGTCGCGAATATCTGATCGACTTCAATGGAACCCGGGCATATATGGCCGCCTATCCGTCGTGCAGCAAATCATCGGCCCGACGTTGCGCTGCCGATTTGCTGACAAATCCGGACATCGAACAGAAAATCACCGAACTGAAAATCGAACGGATGGAAAAACTCGACATCAAAACCGAAGACGTTCTGCGACTGCTATGGCAGACCGCCAGCGCCGACCCGAACGAATTGGTCGAAGTGCGCCGCGTCTGTTGTCGCTACTGCTACGGCGCGGATCATCGCTATACCTTCACGCCGGCCGAATGGGAAAACGTGCAGGCCCGTCACCGGATCGCATGCGAACAGGCTGAACAAACCAACCAGCCGATCCCGCCCGAACCGGACGTGAAAGGCGGCATTCATTTCGATCAGCGTGTCCCGCCGGCGGATGACTGTCCGGAATGTTTCGGGTTCGGTGAAGAAAAACTGATCATCAAAGACACCAAGCAATTGACCGAAGCGGGCCGCCGTCTATATGCCGGCGCGAAGGTGTCACAGCGGGGGATCGAAATCCTGACCCATAGCCGCGACAAAAACCTTGAACTGATCGGGCGCCATTTGGCCATGTTCACTGACAACACGAACCACCTGAACAACGGTGGCGACTTCAAGCCGATGTCGCTGGCCGAATTCTACGGCGGCAACCCGGGCACTGCAGACGATGACCCTAAAATCCGTCGAACCTAGCCTGAATCCTGTCCTGCGCACGTTCTGGGCAACGGCCGCCCGGTATCGTGTGCTATATGGCGGGCGGTCATCGTCGAAGAGTTGGGACGCGGCCGGCTTTGCGATCTTTCTGGCCCAACACTGCAAATTGCGATTTCTTTGCACCCGGCAGTTTCAGAACAAGATCGAAGAATCGGTCTATACACTGTTGAAACACCAGATCACCCGATTCGGGCTTGAAGCTGAATTCATCATTCTGAACAACAAGATCGTGCATCGGTGCACCGGAAGCGAATTCATTTTCTATGGCCTCTATCGCAGCTTTGAAGAAATCAAATCGCTTGAAGGCATTGACATTTGTTGGATCGAAGAAGCGATGTTTTTGACCGCCGAACAGTGGCGTGAACTTGAACCGACGATTCGAAAGGATGGGTCACAAATCTGGCTTGTGTTCAACCCGAAGTTGGTCACCGATTTCGCATGGCGGAATTTCGTCGTGAACCCCATGCCGAATAGTGTGATCCGACAGATCAACTTCGACGAAAATCAGTTTCTAAGTCAAACCGCCCTTGACAGTGCTTTGGCCCTGAAAGCCCGCGACGAAGATGAATTCCGCCACGTCTATTTGGGCGAACCGCGATCTGATGAAGAATCGACCATCATCAAACGGACCCACATCATGGCGGCCATCGACGCTCACAAAAAGTTGGGCATTCACATCACCGGTCGGAAGCGGGTCGGCTACGATGTGGCGGATTCGGGCGAAGACAAAAACGCGACGGTCAGCGTGACGGGCGTTTTGGCCCATGGTTGCGATGAATGGAAGGGCGGCGAAGATGAACTGTTGCAAAGCTGTACGCGGGCCTATACCAGCGCCCGGGAACTGCAGGCGCACATTTTCTATGACTGCATCGGTGTCGGGGCTGGGGCCGGTTCGAAGTTCCGCGAACTGAATGTCAGCACACGCGCCCGGATCGGCTACACGGGGTTCAATGCGGGAAGCCGGACCATCGTCAAACCCGAACGCGAATATATGCCCGGGGTGAAAAACAAAGACTTTTTCGCCAACTTGAAGGCACAATCGTGGTGGCTGGTCGCCGATCGTTTCCGCAATACGTTCAACGCGGTCACCAAGGGCGAAAAGTTCGACGAATCCGAATTGATCGCGATCGACAGCAACATGCCGCACCTTGAACGATTGATCGATGAACTGGCCACACCGCGCCGTGACTTCGACAGCGCCGGCAAGGTGAAAGTCGAAAGCAAGAAAGACCTTGACATTCGTGGCGTGAAGTCCCCGAATCTGGCCGATGCTTTCATCATGGCCTACAATCCGTTGGTCGGCGCTGTGATCGACTATCGGAAAGTTCTATAGCGGGGTGCCTGAATGAACCTTAGTCTGAAAAAATTCAAAGATGGATTGATCAGCTTCACACAGACGTTGATCAACAATCGATCGACCACCGCGAACAACGGTTTTTGGTCCCAGCGGTTAAGCGACGAAGAAAAGCGCCAAATCTATCGGACCGGCATCGGCAATAAAATCGTTCGCCTGAAATCCGGCTATGCCCTGAATGACACCCTTTCGTTCGAAAGCAAAGAGGATGAAAAGTTCTATCGCAAACACTTGCAGAAACACGTCAAGGCGGCGGCCCGCTGGATGGTGGGTTTCGGCCGTGGCATCGTCGTGATCCATGCACCGGGCGACGATCTATCGAAACCACTGCAGGGCGTGCCGGACCCGGCGCGGATGCGGATCAGCGTTTTTGGCGACGATATGCTGTCAGTCGCGAACGTCGATATGGATGTTCAAAGCGCCGGCTATTACAAGCCCCGGACCTACATCGTGCGCGGTGTGCCGATCCATCATTCCCGCGTCGTGCCGTTCGTGTATGTCGAACCGCCCGAAATGGATGCCCCGCACTTCAAATATGGCGGAATCAGTGAATTCGACCTGATCCATGAACAGTTGGTCGCCGACGGTATTGTGCAACGTGCATCGCCTCGGGTACTCGAAAAGGCTTCGACGCTGTTCTACAAAATTGTTGGCTTCAAAGACGCCATGCAGTCCGGAAACGAACAAGACATGGTGGACTATTTCGGCCGGCTGGAAGACCTGCGCGGCGTGTACGCTGCCGGCCTGATCGATGCCGAAGATGCGGTCGAAGTGGTCACCCAGACGTTGACCAACCTGCCCGACGCTGATCAAATCACGTTGCGCCGGCTGGCCATGGTGACCGGTATCCCGCTGGCCGTTCTGGTCGGTGAAAACGTCCGTGGCCTGAACAGCACGGGGCAGGATGAACGCCAAATCTTCCAAGACACTATCGAAACCCTGCAAAGCGATCACTTGCTTGAACCGATCAATCTACTGATGCGGAAATGCGGGCAGGGCGAAGTCGAATTCAAAGACAACCAAGGCGAATCGGCCATGGATCGGCTAGACTATGAAACCAAGGCGATCGACAACGCGGTGAAGCTGTTCAACATGGGCGAAGACTATGGCACCTATCTGGCGGACCGCGACATTCTGCAGAAAGACGAATTCGCCCAAGTGTTCGGCGATGCCGGCATTGACAACGATGAACCCGGGGCCGAATGATGGCCGTCCGCAAATTCGAAGTTGACAGCCCGATCGCGCTGAAATCCCCCAAGCCGCCCAAGGCGCAAGAAACGGAATTCGCGAAGTTCATCACCTATATGGTCGAACAGATGAACCAGCGTTGGACCAATCAGGTTTTCGGGCAATTGAATCAGGGCACGATCGAAAAGTTCGCCGACGCCCAAGTCGGCAACTATGCGGCGATCTATCTGCAGTTGGCCAACCGTGCCCGGCGAAAGTTGCTTCGGCAGTTCGACGACAAGCGAATCGAAGAATATGTCCGAAAGATCATGGGCAAGGTCAACGCTCGCAATCAGTCCCAGCTATACAGCCTTGTTGAAAGCCGGATCGGGATCAGCACGCTTGAACTGACCAACACCGAAGGCTTGACGCCGGCGATCAATGCGCTGATTTTGGAAACAACGCAATGGGTCAAGACCCTGCGCGATGAAACCTTGGCCGCGTACACGAACCACAGTCTGCAGGCGATGACCCAAGGCCAATCGCTGGCCGACGTGATGAAACGATTCGCCGGGCTGACTGAAAAGCGGACTAACCACGCGAAGTTCGTCGCCCGCAATCAGATCGCCAATTTCAACAGCGTGACGACGAAGATCAGGGCGCAAAATCTGGGCATCACCAAGGCCCGTTGGATCACGTCGCACGATGAACGTGTTCGCGCCTCACACAAAGACCGCAACGGCAAGGAATTCGATCTAGCCGTCGGGCTGCATTCATCGATCGACGGGAAAATGCTTTTGCCCGGCGTCGATTATCAATGCCGCTGCACCTATGAACTGATCATCGATTGAATCTTTCTTGTTGACGGCCCCGTCAATAACGATTAGTGTTCGCACATGGCCGGCACGATCGGCCCAACGAAAACACCGCAGAGGGCAAGACAATGACCAAGAAAATCACCAAAGCAACCATCAAGGCTTTCATCCGCAAGAATCAGGACAAGTTGCACGTTCGTGCGATTTCAAGTTTCAGCGGCATGTCAGACATGGTTGAAAGCCTGAACGATGACGGCTTCACGCCGGCAGTGTTCGAAGATCGCAACGAAGCGCACACGCTGGGCGTTGTGGGCCTTTGGCTGGTCGGTGGCAGCCGCAACAGCTTCACCGCAATCGAGCGCGAAGGCTGGATCGGTTTCAACATTTGGAATTGCTGCGGCGAAACCGAAATCGCGATCCGC